CGCCTTTGCCGTTGAGTCAACTGTGAGCGTGATTACGCCATTGTCGATTGACTTGTTGTATGTCGTGCGCTTTGAATGAAAGCCAGCACGGTCGAGCCTTGGGCCTTCGATCCAGATGCGTCGGCCACGGTCGCCGCAATTGCCTATTTTTGTGGTGAGTGTTTCCATGTCTTAGTTCCTCTTGAGTGATTCCAAAGAAGCGCCCCGCAGGACGCTGCTATTGATTCACTGTTCCTTGATCAGTTAAAGGATGAAGTGCTTTTTTCCAGTCGTGCAATCTGGAAGGATAACTTCGACTGCGTAACCTAGCCGCCTGATTGACCTAATGGCCGACGCAGTCAATGTCTTGGTGCCAGCAAGATTGGCGAATTCCTTGGCGTCATCGCAGACTGGATAGGCAACGTCGGAACCGTAAACGCTTTTGATTGATACTTTGATTCCCTTGTGCATTTTGTTTCCCCTTGTTTAACCCTAATAGTGCCGTTCGGTCTAGCTCAAACCTATCGTGTTAATTAACGCGACATCGCTAGGCCGTATTATGGTGACGCACATGGGATGTTTCTTGAGATGCTTTTGGATTTTCTCAGCATTTTTAGCGGAAGGATTTTCTCGGAAGGCTTTCAGTAGTTTAAGCATTTGCATTACCTCTGGGTTAATAGTGGCGCTAGGTCTCGTCGAATCTCTGAACAGGAATTAAATATACAACAGTACTACAAATGTTGCAAGTACTATTTACGATATATACCTGCACGACTGTCGAGGTATATATATAGGAGTCAATATGCCGGACGAATTACTTTTATAAATATGTTGACACGTAGCATGGAATGGCGTATCATGTATATTCGTTAATCAGATAAGGTGCCAATATAGAAGAATCAAAAATAAAACAATGACAACAAGGTGTGGGATCGTCAAAAATCGAAAATCAACGGGCAGGATTTTTCGAGACCCCCAACCCCCCTAGAAAGCCTGGCCGCTATGCTCTTCTATATATATAGGGTTCCACTCAAATAATTCGTTAATTTCTCATTTAGTAGCGACATCTGTATAATCGTTATTCATCCTCAACCCTTTTTTTCTCAGAAACGGCCTGTAGATCCCAGCCAAAAAAATTTTCTGCAAAAAATTTGCTTTTTTTTTCCTTTAGCATTACTGTGTTTATAATCCCTATAGGAATACAACTAGATAGGACTGTACTAGCATAGGACTGTACTAGGATAGAACTGTACTAGTTTTTTATAAGTTATATTCTTACTAGTACAGTCCTAGTAGTACAGTCCTAGTAGTACAGTCCTAGTAGAGAAAAAAGAACACGATAATCTTTAACCTTAGTAGCATGACCGCTAAATAGGCAGGTCGCTAATTGAATCATGTGAATGATTTATAAGTTGCTAGGAGGTAGTTTGGCCCACATAGAATCTTAGAGGCTTTAAGGTTAAAGATTATTTTATAATTTCCTACGGCAGGGTGGCGTTATGTCGGGAGCCTTAAAGTCGAACTGACACTCAGTTTTAATGTTTTTTTTCTGGGAGTCATCCTGCCGTTTTTTCCCTGAACTGATTCTTTCTGTTATATTCCTTCATTAGTTTCATTGAATGTGGATATACGTGGCTACAGAAAAACAAAAAAGATTTGCCAAGCTCATTGCCAATGGCTGTAATAAAGCGGGAAAGCCCATTAATGCCACAGATGCTTATGTCGAGGCTGGTTATAAAGCACTTAACCCCAGGAACGCTCAAGGAGTAGAGGCTTGCAGGCTTATTGTGAGCGATACCGTTGCCAGGCTTATTGAGGAAGAAAGGGCTGTAATCAGGAAATTTGAGCAGAAAGTACAGAAAAAACAGGAAATACTGACATTAAGCGATACCCAGCGGGTTCTTGATAAGCTAAGAACGTGGATAGATGGTGATATTGAGGCCAGTACCAGTCAACTCCGCAGTGCTGAACTGCTTGCTCGTGTTAGTGGAATGCTCCGTACTGACATCTCAATCGAGAACAAAGAACGATCTTCTTCAGAAATAGAAGGATTATTGAATTCTAAGCTGGCTGCTTTGTCGGTTATCGTGGAAGATGAGATCGAACCTGCTCATTCTGAGGATGAGGAAAGTTCAATTAAAACGTACAAAGACTCAATGCATTAGTTTTTTGGGAACGCTGTTTTAGAAAGAATTTATGAAAAAAGATTCTACTTCAAGCTATTTAAATTACAGATTATGGAAATCTGATACTAAATTTAGGGAACGAATTAAAGCGGCAGCGGCAGAGTTTCGTGTTGCGTCTACTAAGGAACCGCAACCTGCAACAAAGCCCAGCAAAAATAAATGAGTTAATTGAATAGGCAGATAAATGCTAGAAGGAATTGACTTAAAAACTCTAAGCCACGTTAAAAGACTTCCTGCTGAAGACCAAAGGGAAGTTTTAGAATTATTAGAAGACTTAGAGGAAGCCAAGAAAAAAGAGATTGCCAGAGACAGCTTTCTTGGGTTCGTGAAGTATGTCTGGCCTATCTTTATTGAAGGCAGGCATCATAAGGTAATTGCCGAGGCTTTTGAGCGTGTCATTAAGGGCGATCTCAAGCGTCTTATCATCAATATGCCACCCAGACACACCAAGAGTGAGTTTGCCTCTTACCTGTTACCCGCTTGGTTTCTGGGGCAAAGCCCTGAAAAGAAGGTTATCCAGACATCACACACAGCGGAACTGTCTGTAGGCTTTGGCCGCAAGGTCAGGAATCTGGTTGATTCTGATGATTTTAAGGAAATTTTTCCTGCCCTAGCACTCAGAGCAGATTCCAAGGCAGCAGGACGCTGGAGTACCAATCAGGGCGGGGAATACTTCGCTATTGGTGTTGGCGGTGCGGTGACGGGTAAAGGTGCTGATTTACTGATTATTGACGATCCCCACTCCGAGCAGGATGGGCAAAGCATTGATGCGGCTGTGTTTGATAAAACCTATGAATGGTATACCTCCGGCCCACGGCAGAGACTCCAGCCAGGCGGTGCGATCATTATCGTTATGACCCGATGGCACAAACGGGATTTGACCGGAAAGATTATTAAAGCATCCTCGCAAAGAGAGGGAGTTGATGATTGGGAAGTTATTGAGTTTCCTGCCTTAATGCCTTCGGGTAACTCGCTTTGGCCTGAGTTCTGGAGTCAAAAAGAACTGCTTGCACTTAAAAATGAACTGCCTGCTTCTAAGTGGGAAGCTCAGTACCAGCAAAGTCCCACCTCTGAGGGAGGTGCTTTGGTGAAGCGTGAGTGGTGGAAACGCTGGGAGCGTGATGATCCGCCGAGTTGTGAGTTTATTATTCAGTCCTGGGATACGGCTTTTCTTAAAACCAGAAGGGCTGATTTCTCTGCCTGTACCACTTGGGGCGTTTTCTACCAGCCAGATGAAGATGGCACTACAAGAGCCAATATTATCCTGCTGGATGCCTACAAGAAGCGGATGGAGTTTCCAGAACTAAAGAAAACAGCAATGGAGTTTTACAATAACTGGAGTCCTGATGCTTGCATCATTGAGGCTAAAGCTGCCGGAGCGCCGTTGGTGTTTGAGCTACGAGCAATGGGAATACCCGTTTCAGAGTACACACCGTCCAGAGGAAATGATAAGGTCGCGCGTGTAAATGCAGTAGCAGATATGTTTGCATCGGGGGTTGTCTGGTGTCCAGAAACCCGATTTGGGGAAATGGTAATAGAAGAGTTTGCCTCTTTTCCTGTAGGCGAGCATGATGATCTGGTGGACAGCAGTACACAGGCTTTGTTACGGTTCCGTCAAGGTGGGTTTTTAAGGCTTAGTTCCGATGAAGAAGATGAACCACTGCCTAGACGAAGAGCAGCTTATTACTGATGGCTGATGTAATTATCAACGAATATTGGGTAGAAAAGCTCTTTCGGGCTATCTTTAGAAGAAAGTCCTTAGTGGGGGATAATGACTTTTTTGACAAAAAAGACTTTCCCGTTACACAGGATCTTGAAGATAACTACGAGGTTATTCTTTCTGAGTTACAGCCACTTATGGAGCGTGTAAAGGATTTTGCGCTTTTTCAGGATATCAGCCCCGATCAGATTTATATCTCCAATGACGATAAATGGAAGATGTTTTTTCTTAAAGCAGGCACTTACCGCTTCAAAAGAAACTGTCAACAAGTTCCCAAAACCATGAAAATCCTCGATAGCAACAAAAATATTGTGTCAGCTTATTTTTCTGTGATCGGGCCAAACAAGATGCTCATTCCCCATGAAGGTCCGTGGTGCGGGATTATCCGTATTCATCTGGGGATGATAATTCCAAAGGACGGGGACTCTATTCTTGTCTGTAACAAAAAAGAATATCGCTGGAAAGACGGAGAGGCTGTAGTTTTTGATGACACCTATGAGCATTTCGCGGTAAATTTGAGTAATAATAATCGAGTTGTTTTATTTATTGACTACATGCGTCCGTTGCCTATACCGTGGAATTGGATAAACTGGGTGATATTAAAAAGCGCAAGACTTATTCCTTACTTCAGAGAGCCTATAAAGCGGCACAAGGAATGGGAAAAGAAGTTCTACCGAATAGGAGAGAATGATGCCGAGTTATTATGACAGCACTAAAAAGAAACCATCT